ACACTGCAAGAATGCACTCGGAGTCATATACGGGTGTTGCAGTCGCTTCAAACAAGAGTGCAAATTATGTAAAGGGAACTTTTGAACCCACCCATCGTCAGCAACTAAACACCACCCCCATTACAAATCTACAAGGACCCACTGCAGGATTTAATACTCAAGGTGTGAAAAAGAGTTATCAAAAATACACCAATAATCGCGATATTAATAACAGGGCAGGAACTTCATACGGATCTGGATTTACTAACGCTATTGGTGCAGTAATTGCTCCAATCACCCAAATGTTAAATCCAACAAAAAAACAAGAAGTCATCAACAATATGCGTGTATATGGAAACGCAGGTTCCACCGTAGAGAGGGAACAAGTATTTAACCCAGATGACGTAACGCCCACAACTGTAAAGGAAACTACTATACACTCTCCCAATACATATATGCAAAATCAAGGATCCGATGCTTACCTAGTAACTCAACAACAAAGTATAGAAAATCAACGTGATACAACCACTTTACCATTTACTGGAAATGCAGGCGGATCGTCGACCAAGTATGGCCAAACGAGTTCTATGTCGAATTATAACCAAACAAACAATGAAAAGAAAGAGCAGACTATACAAGGGAGAACCAATAATGGAAACATGCAACTGTTCAACTCAAGTATTAACGTAAATAGTGCCAAGAGAGACAACGATAGATCCAATAACCGTATGTGGGCTCCATCAAATATGCCTCAACAATCTATGTCAAAAGAGTTATATGGAAAAATGATCGAACCTTCACAGTCAAACCCAAATGTAGAGATAGAGAGAATGCAGCCAGACTTACTGAACGCTTTCAGAAAAAATCCATACACACAATCCTTAAACTCTACTGCACTTCGTTAATCATTTAGTTCGTTTAATAGACATAATTAATGTATCATAATTATTCAAATACTATATATATCGAAATGAGTATTTACATTAACAATATTTACGACGCATGTGTTAAAACATTTGATTTCAATAAACGCTTTATCCAATACATAATTCAATATATTAACAGCACTACGTTTTTGCTACCGTTAGATCTAGACGACGCAGTTGAGATTAATGCGAATACCATTAACAGCGTTTAATTTATTATACACAATATTACACATTACAATAGAAATGTGTAATAACACTATACTTTTCTCAAGATTTTTAAATACTGGTATATAAACTAGATTACTTTATTTTTCTGATAACAGTTTCAAATGGGAAAAATACTCAATTTGTATTCTCTTCCAGAATGCATAGTCGACATCATTTATTCTTACTGTGCACCAGATGTTCAGTTTGTTTCGATGCTACAATATTATTCATTTGGTTCTGTCTGTTCATATATTCAACACTTATGTCGCGGAAATATGTTCACCTTGCGAAAACTTCTTCACACATTAAGTGAAAATCTTGCAAAAATATCCCCCATATTTGTAATTCATAGTCCATACTATTTCATGTCTTATACTGATATATTTAGAGAAGCTCTGTGGAGGGAAACCGATGCAAATGATTTATTACGTATGCAAATATACACTCGGATTTACTCTATATTAGATGGTGTAATGTTGAAAATAAATACATCAGACACATGCTCCATATGTAGAACAAACTTGTATTACTATATGCGGATAATCTTCATAGAAATTATTAAACAATATCAAAACAACTTACTATACCGAAACAGATCCTACACTGTGTAAATAATTAGCTAGATGTACTATATAAGATGTCGATGGAAGTTGATTCCAGGCCTGGAACTCCTCCAATGAGTTTTGATGATTGCATCACAAATCCCACAGGAACGCCCGCGAGAAAATCCACCACAGAAAAAGACACCACAGAAAAAGACACCGATAAAAAACCTAAAACTAAACCTCCTTCATTTGGTAATTGGATGGAAACTGCAACCCTTTCCAAAGGTGGAAAGAAGACCAGAAAAAGATCTAGATCGAAAAAGGGTAAGAAGAGCAAACATCAACCTAAAAAGAAAACATCTAAGAGATCTCATGGAAAGAAAAAAAAATCAAGAAAACGCGTCACTCGTCGTCGTGCTCGCATGAGAGGAGGCTTTTTGAGTGGATGGTTCAAATCAAGTAATGCAACGGAAACCCCTCCTAAGAAAGAACTCACCAAAGAAGAAAAGGATCGTATCATGGCCGAGATGAGTGCTGAACACGAGAATGAACTTGGGGACTATGGTAACCGCGGATAAAACTTACATATATGTTGTCCTGTAATCAATATAGATATACAATACAACAATTACTATTATACATAAAACATGATAACTATACATGAAGATATAATAGAGAAATTAACAGGGTTTTACGATAACAAAAGCATACCAAATATCATATTTCATGGATCCCCTGGATCTGGAAAAAGAACGCTGTTAAGAAAGTTCGTAGACATTATTTATCAAAATGATACGAATATGATGAAAGACTATATATTATATGTAAATTGTGCACAGGGAAAAGGTATCAAGTTTATTCGTGAAGATTTAAAACATTTTGCAAAAACACACATAAACACACAAAATGGAAGCTTATTTAAAAGTATCATTTTAACAAACGCAGATAAACTTACAATAGATGCACAGTCTGCATTAAGAAGATGCATTGAAGTATTTAGTCATACGACAAGATTTTTCATTGTTGTAGAAGATAAATACAAGCTATTACGTCCTATACTGTCTAGATTTTGTGAAATATATGTTCCATCTCCAGTGATTGACGGAGAACATATAAACTTATACAAATACAACATTCAAGGAACGGCGATGTTTAAGGAAAGAACGAATAACAAATTATCGGCAGTGAAACGAATAATAAACAAACTAAAGGATGACATAGATGTAAAAACAATCTGTGAATGTTCCGAAACTCTTTATGATAAGGGATTTACATCACTGGATGTTATCGAATATTTTAAAGGAAAGACACCATTTAATATTTCAAAACACTATCACCATCAAGTTCTGTTTCACTTTGGACAAGCAAAAAAAGATTATAGAAACGAAAAACTTGCAATATGTCTTTTAATAGATATGTTTCTTTTGTGTTCAAATGACGATTTAGAAAATATGATAGTTATGTAAATGGATGATTTTACACCCAGCGGTCTTCATGAATCAAAAAACGAGTGGGGAGCAAGGCTTATCACAATTCTGACACCCCATGTTATCGAGGGATTTAGATCTATACTCGACGAATCTATTAAACTGTGTAAAAATAACGACGAAATGGAAAAATATCTAATGACCTTTCAGAACTTTATTTCCAGAATACCAAAGTGGAGTAACGAGATAGTCGATGCGGAAACAAAGAGAATTATTGACAAAAGTGGATGCCCATATTTAGAAGATCTCATCACATGTGTTCATGTTATACAACTAAAGATATTGACATCCGTCAGAGTTGGTCAAAAAGCCAAGAAGGTAGATATGGATATTATGGGAATTAACGATTTCATACATAAGGTTTACATTAACACCGCTAGACAGTTCTATAGAAATGTGTATTTATTTGATAGCCAAATATCTCCTCTTCAAAAACAAAAAAACAACCGCGAGCTTGAGACTATCACACAGGAATGCATACTCAACACTGTGAGGGAAAGTATTCCTGTCCAAACAATACTCAAGTGCTATCTAGACGAGACAACAGAGGAGGATATTCAAGAAGAAATTAAGGAGGAGGATATTACGCCAGACCCAGTAAATACCGACGAACCGCAAGACGGTGGATCAGATGTGACAACAAACGAAGAAAATGAAAATATCAAGGTTGAAACCGAAGAACCGTTGAATATTGACAATACCGAAATTGAGAAATCGCCATCGACCTTATCATTTAATGATGTTGACACTGCCGTAGATACAGATAAAAATGAGTACACGATAAGTGCTCCGAAAGATGTAGAAAGACTTGAGGAAATCAGTAAGGTTAGAAATGAAACAAGAAAGCAAGAAGAGGAGGACGACGACGACGAAGAAGACAAAATTAAAATACTAGGCGATCCGATATCGCTAGACAGTTTAGATGTTCATGATATTGAAATACCGTCTCTTTCTCTTGACCTAGACCCATTGATGGATGTTGAGATATTAGCCTAATCGCGTTAGATATGTAAAACTTATATGCCAGTTTACAATAAATGAACACCTTGATATTGGCAACATGTTCATGTATTGTTTATGCGTTAATTCATTACATAGATAAAAAGATCATTAAGAAGGAAGAGTACTGCCCTCGCACTACATTTCGCACATCAGCTTTGATGTTTGTAAGTATTATGGCAGGTTCCTTTTTATGTGATCAGCTTGATCTAGAAAACTTGTCAAATAGCGTCTCGGAGAAAACTACTCTCACAGGAGGGGCTCCCAAAGTGTTTACAGATAACCCAGGATTTTAAATCTTAAATTGAAACTCTACCCCCAACTGTTCTATTATATAAATTACTTAATAGACTAGCTACTTACCAATACAATGTCAGCATTTAATGAAGATGGAGACCAGGAACAAACAAAATGTTATTTAGTAACGCCTTCATATAAAAAGTCAGTGTATGAAGACATTATGTATACGAAAATGTATGGTGATACCAGAGTATCTTTGAAGGTTACGAAAATATGGAGATATGGCGAGTTTGAAGTGGACCTGACTATTTCAGAATCAAAAGAAATTATTAAACTGAATGAAGTTAATCTAAACGAATACTGCACGTGTGCTGCAAGCACCGATAATCTAGTTGAGTATGATGCAGAGGTTCTTAATATTGATAAATATGATGAAGAACTACAGAAACAAATTAATCTGGACGTGTATGAAGATGTTGATAATGAAACTCCTTATGATGATGCAGACCTAGTTGATGAACATGATTGGGATGTAGACGATACACTATATAGTATAGTTGGCGGCGTAGAACTTGATAAAGATGAAGACAATGCTGATGAAAGTGGGGAAGAGGAAGAGGAAGATGCCAATGCATTTGAATGCGACGATTGTAATGTAAAAGATATAAACTGCTTTGAACATCTTGGAATATCAAAGGAGGAAGTAGATATTTATAGAGATCTGGGTCAACCAGATCGATGCACGGATTGTTTTGAAAAGTGGAAAAATGGCGAGAATGGACGCGAATACTTGAAAATGGTAACGGATAAAGATAAAGAAGAACCCATTCATCTCTGTGTAAATATGGACTGTGAACAATATCCACCTGATTGGGAAATCGGCGAAGATACTGAAGAGACTTATCAAGAGGATCAGTGGAAAAAGTGTTGCCTATGTGATGGGTATTTTAATGATGATGGAGTTGGAGATATTTTATTCGTACAAGAAGAACCAAATAATCAAGAAGCAGGGTGTAGTCTTTGTGGAAAAAGTGATGATGTAGTTCAAATGAAAGGTTGTGGACAATATCTATGCGGTAGTGCATGTGATGAGGAAACTGAATATGAGTATAGTTCTGTAAGCGAACAGGAAGAAAGCGAAAGTGATGTGCTATATAACGAATACCATTGTAAACATTGTAAGTATATAAGTTATCAGGATAATCCAGATTGTAGTGAATGTAAAAAGAAATATTGTATGCTACTAATCCAAAAATAGAGTAATACACCAAACGCCAAGTTTATTACTAAATAAATTGATCGTTTCTTATCTATAACTATTACATATAACAAACAATAATCATGATTCGACCTCCTTCAAGAATTACACTAACACACCTCAAAGATGTTATTTATTCGGCATTTAAGGGACGTGCCCCAGTTCCTCTTGGCAGATGGTATATATGCGATAAGAAAAACACAGGTTTGATTGCAGACTATTCGAACGAAGATCACTGTGGACCATGTGGATCGTATGCAACTACCATTGTGAAAAATAAAAATGAAAATATTCAACTAGAAAAAGAACTAGAGTTTGAGTTTCAACACATGATGGCGAACACATACACTCCTGATAAAATGAAAAATCGTTAATATAAACATTCACAATATGTGAACAAACTAAATAAAAATACGCATTTCGCGTATTTTTATTTAACACCATACACTATTTATTTAGTAGAAAGAACTGGGAGCTTGTCAATATCCATAACTCGAGATCTCATTTTTTGCGGAATGTCTTTTCCACTTATTCCATACTTTGAAAACTCTGGACGAGTTAACTGTGCATCTGGAGTGTGTGCATGCACAATTCTTGCTATCATTTTGTACAACTTAAACGCAGGATAACGTTCGTCCCCATTTTGTTTATAGAGAATATTTCTACCGTCACCGTCTTTACACCATTCATTTATCAGACTTGCAACTGGGCTGGCCACAATATCATCATCGTCATCAATAAGCTCGTCATATATAGAAGTCGCCAATCTACATAAGTCAAAGCTCATGTTTGGTTCAAGACGAGGTTTATCTTCGTTGAAATATGGCTCAGTATTATATTGGGTTGACGCATCATTGCCAGGTTTAAAACTGTCACTGCACATAGTTATTCCGTCATATTTATAGATTGCCCGACCGAAATCAATTATCTTGGCTATTCTACCAAAAGTCGGCACCTTATACACTTGTTTATTATATCTATAATACAAATATTTCTTGTCGGTATCTATAAACATAATATTGTTCGTGTGTAAGTCATTATGTGTAAATGAATATACTTTTTGATAAGTAATCAAAATCATGATCACCTGCATGAAAATAGAAAACCACTCTTCATCCTTTAACTCATTCTCAATAATCAAACTATCTAATGTGTATTCCATTTTTTCCATGAAAACTGCTTCAACCGGAAATCTTGGAATAGTCGCATATAACTGCTCATCACTTTCATCAGTTTCACCGCTTTCATCGTCCGACATATCACTTGTTGCATCACTATCACAAGTAGAATAGTTATCATCGCCATTGTCAGAACCACTTGTAAGCGACACCCTAGAAGAACAACTCGAACTTGTTGTTGTAGATTGTGTTTTTGACAGATCAAACTGGGAAATATCATTCGAAGAAAAATCGTCTATGTTCAACTTCGAATTAGATAAGTCTTCTAGCGTAATAGAAACATTATCTACAGGTGTTTCATGCGAGTTACTTGTCAACTCAAAAACATCATCAAACATACTATCATCAATGCTTGTTACTGCTGCAGAGTTGATCTCTTCGTTATCCAGAATAGTTTCATTTTGAAGGATGTTAAGAGGAGGTCTATCTTTACATGATCCACTGTTATTTTCGATCTGGGTCAATATAAATGAATAATCTTCAACGTCAAAATCTACATTCTTATGCTTTTTAAAAAATGTTGAATTAGCAAGATACTCAATATCGTCATAAATATTCACCTTGAAATCACGCTTTACTCCAATACATGTTCCATAGTATAGTATGCCATGCACAAATCCAAACTGTCTGTTTAATAGATTAGAAAAATACACAAACATTCCGTCGGTATATGCAGTATTATTGACATCATTCAAACTAGGATGTGAGATATCCTTATTGGAGAGAGTTGGAAGATTAAATATACTGTCGTTATGGAACAGCTTTCCAATCATAAACTTATACGGATCAATAAGAGGTGCCAACTTACAGAATACATCTCGCTTTTCATGTTTAATATCAGTGTCCTTGGACAAATTCGTATTATTTTCGACTAAACATTTGTAGGTATTCGGGACTTCGCTATCTTTTGACACAACTTTATGAATAATATACGATGTGTCAAGAACTACGTTTTCATAATTTGTCTCAGTAAACTTGAAAAAGCGATTATAGATCGGTATATAATTCTGCACATTCTCCATATCCATTATATCCTTGTTTTTCATACTCTCGAACAAAACCTCATTCTTTTTTTTTGTGTAAGATATATTAGTTCTACACTCCTTCATTATCAACTACATACATTAATATCTAAATATTTTAACTTATTTAGTATATTAATTTAAGATTATCCACAAAAATCAGGGTTCGCGTTAAAACAACACTAGAATGAGTATTTAACTATACTATAGTAGAAATAATTATTCACAATATAAAGTAAATGTCACTTGAATTACAGAAGTTCAGTATGAAAGCAATTAGTTTTAAACCAGACGAATCAAAGGGACCAGTTTGTGTATTAATCGGGCGAAGAGATACAGGAAAGAGTTTCTTATGTAGAGATCTTTTATATTATCATCAAGACATTCCAGTTGGGGTAGTTGTGTCTGGCACAGAAGAAGGAAATGGATTTTATGGAAATCTGGTACCAAAACTTTTTATTCATAACGAATATAGCTCGGCTATCATTGAAAAATTACTTTTGCGACAGAAAACAGTTCTTAAACAGGTAAAGAAAGAACTTGAAACAAGAAAAAGAGCTACAATTGATCCTCGAACATTTGTTATACTAGACGATTGCTTATATGACGGATCTTGGGCAAAAGATAAGCTTATGAGACTTCTGTTCATGAATGGACGGCACTGGAAAGTTATGCTGATTATTACAATGCAATATCCTTTAGGTATCCCACCTACGCTGAGAACGAATATAGATTTTGTTTTCATTTTACGTGAGCCGTACATTGCTAATCGTAAACGTATATACGACAATTACGCTGGCATGTTTCCAACATTCGAATCGTTTTGCCAGGTTATGGATCAGTGCACGGAGAATTATGAATGTCTTGTGATAAATAATAACTCGAAATCAAATAAGCTGACAGATCAGGTTTTCTGGTATAAGGCAGATGCACATAGTAATTTTCGTCTTGGTGCCAAGGAGTTCTGGGAAATGTCAAAAAATCTTCCATCTGATGATGAAGATGAAAAATATGATCCTGGAAAAGTCAAGAAAAGAGGTGCTGGGCAAACAATTACAGTTAAGAAATCAAAATGGTAATCCACATGTCGTATGTGACAATTACATAGAAGATAATATGTCAATTGTATCTTGGGGTGTATCAACAGGATGTCCAATTATCGACGAATGATTTATGATAAGTTGATCATTTCCGTTATCTTCATATTTATCTCCAAAATAATGTATTTTGTCGTATTTATGAGTAACTTCTGGAATGACCTGGACTTTATCGTACTCACTTGGAAAAATAGAAATACCAACCTGACCTCCCTCATAAACAGAAACTCTATCGGATATGCCCATTTCCATTAGATCGTCTTTTAGTATACTGATTATTTTCTTTCTGTAGCTGTGCTCACTGTCCAACTTTTTAAACACTTCACGTTCATCAAGGGTCGCAGACATTCCAATGAGTGAGATATATAGTATTCCACATCTTAGATCAACAAAATGCCCCGATATTGTATAATCAACCTTCGATAAAAAGTGTAGACATTGTTTGACTAGCTTGTTTATTTGAGGATATAATTCATGATCTCTTATGTTTTTTTTGTGTATAGTTGAAAGCTGGTTAACTAACGAAATATTATTTGAAGGGCTATCGTCCTTTATAATATGATATATACAGCCACACTCGGTAAAATAATGGTTCATAGAAACGCCGTTCAATTGACATAACACCTTATCTATTTTTCCTCCACCAACAACTCCAATGTCATATCCTTGAGACTTTTTTGTAATAAGCATATCTCTCATTTTGTCATTTATCATCTGACTAGATTCCGCAAGAGTTCCATCTACATCAAAAAGTAGAAGATCTTTCATAACGATATATAATATTATTAGATATCGTTTAACTATATATTTTGTGTAATATTTTATTTATGCTTCACTGTCTTGAATAGACTTCAACACTTGTCCGAGACCCTTGTCGGTATCCTTGGATGATACAATATTGTCCCCCTCAAATAGCTCGGAGCGGATATCAGCAACCGATACAACATCATTCTTTGACAATGCACTCTCTTGGGTGTTCTTTCCAATATTAACCAGATTTCCATCCTCATCCACATCTTGGGTGAGGGTTGTATTGTTAGCGGTTGCCTTCTCAACATTCTCCTGAATTGCTGCCTGACGGGAATCTTTAAGACGTTTCTCGAACGTCGCCTTAGCGACGTCCTGGTTCTTGGTCTTCTCGTGCATGAGTTGGTTAAGCTCGTCTTCCATAAACTCGACACGACCAGTCTTATACGCATCTGGATCCCACGGCATCCACATACCAACTGGACCAACAAACACATCATGATTTGGATCGATTTCACGCAACATTTTGCATCTAATCTCTGCCTCCTCTTGTGTAGGATAAGCACCGCGAACTTTCAATCCTCTCACAGATGTCTGAAAGTTGTGTTCACGGTTAAACTCGTCTTGAAGCTCGTCTTCCTTTGCATCCATAAAGTTCTTGTAATCGTCGTCGATTTCATTATGCTTTAAGCTATCAATCTCATCCTTTGCAAACTCTTTAAAATCTTCAAGGAGATCTTCATTTGAAAGACTATATTTGAAGGACAAGAAGTTAAGGAACTGATGATACTTCTCCATTCCTTTAGAAAGACTGTAACCTTGTAAAAACTTAGAAAAGAAGAACATTTCCTTCTTCTTTAACACAGCCTCGGGTGAAATAAACGATACGCATACAAACTTTTGGTTTGCAACGGGCTTATCTTCGTCTAGAACATCAACATACTTGGGGTTTACGGCACCATCTCCAGTTGTCCTCTTGTCAAAATTGCGGTTATCACTCACTCCGGTTGCACTCATAATACTTTATTCATGCCAGTATATTTAAGTTATTTATGTTGTTTATTCTTTGGATAGGATCTTAAATATCAACATATGTCTGCTATATTTAAACTGAGTAAAATGCATAATGTTAAAATTATTTTTCTCCTTATTTAGTATAATCAGTATGTTTGACGTGGCTGAATTAATTAAACGCGTTATTAAGTACCTTGTGGAAGGCATGATGGTTGCAATCGCCGCCTATGCCATACCAAAGAGATCACTTAACATGGAAGAAATTGCACTTCTTGCTCTTACCGCTGCGGCTACCTTCAGCATCTTGGATACTTATGTTCCTACCATGGGTGTAACTAGTCGTTCTGGTGCTGGATTTGGTATCGGAGCCAACCTTGTTGGTTTCCCAGGAGGATTATAAACTGATACAAAATAAGTGAACATATCAAGTAACGCCGTAAGATATATATATATATATATATCAATAACATACGCTTGACATTTAGTTATGACTAAATGTCAAATATTTCGAACCTTCTCAAATATCAAATAGTAGCAATAAACTCCCAATTAAGCTCGTCACAAATCCTTTTCCATATAGTATCCTGTTCAATAAGCTTTTCTCGATCTTTTAACATGGGTATATGAATTAAAAAAGTAGTCTGATCTAATAGCTCAAACAACTTGTACAAAACGTAATAATAATGTAAAAAATTAACTCTATAATCAGGGCAGTGCTTTGCATAAGGATATTGGATCTCCATGAAAAAATTACATAGGATTTCTTCCAACTCCTGACTAATCACAACTGGCTTGATACCTAGCTTGTTCTTAATAAAATTAATATGTTCATAGTATTTGTTATATCCCAACTTTTTAAGAAGATCTTTACACTTGTAATAGGTAAGATCGGTTAATTCGATCCTCTCCTTTTTAATTTGCAGTTGTAAATCGTGTATCACTGGTTCGGGTATCTGAGTTGTTTCTTTTCCCTGGAATTGTGACAAAATTTCTTTAAAGTGGTTTATTTTCTTGTAAGCATAAAAACACACCTCTTTGGGAGGCTCTTTGTAAGAGGGTTTATCATTCTCCACCAAATATCTAACACTATTGTGACACTTGTTACATATTAAAACGCCCTCATCTTCTATTGGAATAAGTTCTCCTTTAAAGCACTGCTGACAAACATCTGTTGCATAAACGTACTTGTTCACATCAAGAAACGCATTGTCGACGTTTGACAAATATTCCTTGATGATGTTTGTGTTTGAATTCTCGGCACTTTTTTTTGTCTCTTCTTCTTCATTGTCTATCTTAAAAAAAGTATTTAGTTTAGTAACATTCTTACTTTCACAATCTCCCTCCGAAATATTCTTTTTGTTTTCAAAATAATCAAAGACATATTTAGAATTATCCAAAAAATAGTCGATCTTCTTCTTCTTTAGAGAGTTTACCTTTGATCTAACTTCTCGATATCTATCTTTTCTCACTAAATGTTGTTCTAATTTGCTACCAGATTTGGGGATGTGGTTCTTATGAAGTTTCTCTTGCAGAGAACTCTTCTCTTGTAGAAGATCCTCTACAGTTTCAATATCCTTCTCAAACTCTTCTAAATACTCACTATGTTTTCCATCCAAAGTGACAGTGCTCTTCTGATCAACTATAATTTTTTTGGTTGTTTTTGGCTTAAATGCTGGCATTACAACTTCTGAGAATAATTTCAATTAGTATACTTAATAAACATGATCACTTTATTTATTATTTATAGTAAATAGTTAATACGTACAGTTTTCCCTATATTGATTGATACTTGCAAATTATTGAGACAATGCATTATTATCACAGATTATTGTTATATAACTTATATAAATGGACATTTCTTACACAATGCCAACCGACATTCAAGTAGACAAAAAAACTTTTACCACAATGAACTTTCTATATAACGCAATTAATGAAGGCTGGACTGTGACAAAACAAAAAAACAAATATATTTTTACAAAACGACACGATGGAAAGAAAGAAGTATTCACAGAAACTTTCTTAGACAACTTTATTCAGACAAATTTAACAACCAATAAGCGATTAATTTAGCGTAAGCTAGAGATTTTTTTTTCTTTACTGATAATATAAACTAAACATGGGAGGTGGACTTATGCAACTCGTAGCCTACGGCGCCCAAGACGTCTATTTAACTGGAAATCCCCAGATCACTTTCTGGAAGGTGACCTACCGCAGATATACCAACTTCTCAGTTGAGTCTATTGAGCAGACTTTCAACGGACAGGCCGATTTCGGTCGCCGCGTGACCTGCACTATCAGCCGTAATGGCGATCTTGCATACCGCACCTACCTTCAGGTGACCCTCCCTGAGATTAACCAATCTATGGGAACCCAGGCCGTCCAGAAGGTGTATGCCCGCTGGTTGGATTTCCCCGGTGAGCAACTCATCTCCCAAGTGGAGGTCGAGATTGGTGGCCAGCGCATCGACCGTCAATACGGTGACTGGATGCACATCTGGAACCAGCTTACCATGGCCAAGAGCCAGGAGTCTGCTTACCACAAGATGATCGGTAACACCACTGGTCTTACCTTCATCACCGACCCTGCCTTCGCCGACGTCGACGGACCCTGTGATGCCAACGCCCCTCGCCAGGTGTGTGCTCCTCGCAACGCCCTCCCCGAGACCACCCTTTACATTCCCCTCCAGTTCTGGTACTGCACCAACCCCGGTCTTGCCCTTCCCTTGATCGCTCTTCAATACCACGAGGTCAAGATCAACCTTGATCTTCGCCCCATTGACGAGTGCCTCTGGGCCGTCACCGAGCTTAACTGCGGTGCCGGTGCCAAGGTCGCCAAGACTGCCACCATTGCCTACAACCAGTCCCTCGTTGCTGCTTCCCTTTACGTTGATTATATCTTCTTGGACACTGACGAGCGTCGCCGCTTCGCCCAGAACCCCCACGAGTATCTCATCACCCAGCTTCAGTTCACTGGCGACGAGTCCGTCGGTTCTTCCTCCAACAAGATCAAGTTGAACTTCAACCACCCCGTGAAGGAGCTCATCTGGGTTGTGCAGCCCGATGCTAACGTCGACTACTGCTCTTCCCTCATCTGCGACTCCACCCTCTTCAAGCTCCTCGGTGCTCAGCCTTTCAACTACACTGATGCCGTCGATGCCCTCCCCAACGCTCTTCACGCCTTCGGCTCCGAGTGGGGAATCAAGGGTCTTGCTGGTGCACAGAACGGTGATGCCTTCATCAAGGACAACGCCTTCGCCGACCCCAACTCTGGTAACGCTGCCACTCTTTCCATGAACGGACAGAACATCCAGATCGATAACCCCCCTGTTGAGGGGGGTATCAACTCCGCCGTCTCCGACGCTGGATCCTTCGTGCTTGCCGAGACCTCCTTGGACATGCACTGCTGGGGACAGAACCCCGTCGTGGTTGCCAAGCTTCAGCTTAACGGCCAAGACCGCTTCTCCGAGCGTGAGGGCTCCTACTTCGACGTTGTGCAGCCCTTCCAGGCTCACACCCGTGCCCCTGATGCCGGTATCAACTGTTACTCCTTCGCCCTTCGCCCTGAGGAGCACCAGCCTTCTGGAACCTGCAACTTCTCCCGTATTGACAACGCCACCCTTCAGCTTGTTCTTTCCAACGCCACCGTCGCTGGAACCAACACTGCCAAGGTCCGTGTCTACGCTACCAACTACAATGTCCTTCGTGTCATGAGCGGTATGGGCGGGCTCGCATATTCAAACTAAGTTTAACAATATTGTTAACATATAATTCATTAAA